TAGTTGTTAAATCAAACTTATCGTTTCTTTGTCCTACAACATAAGAGAACCTAGCAGCTTCGATTAGAGCCCTCTGTATGGTTTTAAATGGTCGGGTTTGGGAGTTTCCTTGGTTTTCAATACTATCAGTCGCATCCAATTCATTGGGATCAACGTAGATGACGTTACCTTGTATATTCTTTAGAAAATTCTCCAGTCTTGAAAGAGGCATCCTATTTTTCTCTAATTACAGATTCTGTCTAAGTTTATTTATTCAACGGAATAATACCAAAAGGAGAGAGCATATCTCTCTGAATCCTCTACTTTATCCACATAATGAAGATTTTTTGTATTTTCAAAGATAATTAATTTTCCTGGCTCTGGTTTTACCACTCTATCTTCAAAAATTAAGTTTCCACCCTCAAAATCATTATTTAGATACAGCATTGCTGCAACTTTATTTGGTGTGTGAACATTATTATTATCAAAGTGAGGTTTCATAAATGTTCCGATTGGCCATCTAACGATACCAACATAACCTAACTGACAATCAACTAAACTTTTACACTTTTCAGTAACCTTTGTAACAACCTCATCATCACTTTCGGGTGTTATAGGATCAACATTGTTTCCATAATATGTAGCACCATGATCAGTCCATTCAATGTCTGTAGAATAAACATCATCACGACTTACATTTTCACTCTTATTTAACGTAGCATAATCTATAAGTCTTTGACACTCACTCAAAGAAATAAAATTCTCTTCTATGTAAGGAAAACTCATTTGGTGACTGTGTTTGGTGGGCCATCAAATCGAGGGTCTTTTGTATTCTTTTTATCAGAATCAACCTTATTTGGATCATAGTTTGGATCTGGATAATCTTCCCAACTGTTGCCCTCATATTCAACTATCAAAGGATTGATATCTTTTCTTTCACCATACACATGGTAGAAACAATCAATGGTCGATAAATCAGTAATCAAATCAGTATTAGTTGAATCCTCTGCGATGACAATAAATTCATTATTAAACTCTTGAATCACAAGATTTTGATTTGATCCAATTGGTTGTAACTGAACAGTGATACTATCTTCATGAACTAAATCTTTCCAGTAATCAGGTAAATTAATTACGTTAGACTCTTTTAATCTACCACGACAATAAACTGCAACCTCTGGGCCTTCAATACAAGCATAACGAAGACGATGACCTTCACCTTTTGTAGGATGAACTAAATCAAATGGTTTTGGAGATGCGTCTGCAGCAGCAAACCTAGATGCAAGTTTTCCCTTATTACCACAATCAACCGCACCAGAGAAAAATGCATCACCATCAACTCTTAATACATCAACAGATCCACCACCTGATACCTGTAATCCATGAGATGTTTTGCCATCACCATTAATTCTTACATTACCAACAGAATACATTGATAATTTTGCTCTACACGCTGGTTGTTGATCGCCAGGTAATTGTGGTGCGGAGTCTGAACTTATGTTCAAAACACCTTGGTATCCCAATACAGGTGTTGGATTTCCGACATAAACAGGGCCGTTTAATACCGCAGTTCCTGTGGGCGAAATATCTTTTCCTGACGGATGTGAGATATCATTCGACCCAACAACTAATTTATCTGTTTGTGTTTTAACTATTTGCATTGTATTAATTAGGATTGTTAGGAGTTTCTACCAAATTCTCATTTTCTTCAAGAGTTCGTGGTGCGAAGGAGACATCCTTCTTAAGAGTCTGTGTCAACACACCAAAGTCCATGTCACCATGAGCAGCAGCCAACGAGAATCCATACTTAAGTTGAAAGAATCCCTTACTTATTATATCAACTCTATTAGTAGCGTCAACTAATATTTTTTCACCTTGAAGTCGTATATCTGGTGCTTTTGCATTGATGATTCTAGTTCCACTTAAAAGAATTTGTCCGTCTTGACCACCACCGTTAGCATCAAGTGTAATGTTTCTTCCTCGAAGTGTGATATTACCGTTAAAACAATCAACAATTACATCACCATTTCGACATCTTATAATCTTTGCTGGAAGTTCAGTATTATCACCAGCATTTCTAACTTTTAATCCAGTGCCGAGAACTTCAGTTGACATGCCTGGTGTATATAGAAGTGCTTTACCAGTTCCAGGCCCACCCTCAGTTCCACCTTGACCTGTATTCGAGTAAAATCCAAAAGTTTGAGATTCCTGTGTTTGCACCTCAAAGTTAGTCATACCATGTATGCCTTTCATTTGACCACTTTTAAAAGTGTATCTTTCTTTTATATCTCTTTCTGTGTTTTTTCTGTCTTTTGTCATTTTATTTCTCAATACAACTGATTACAGTTACGACAGCATCCTGAGATATTTGAGCAAGTTCAGTTGCGTCTTCGACCTTAGTAAATTTAAGAACAGGTGTTAATCTAGCACCACTACCAGTGTCACTATTTATGAGTAAATCTGGAATACTAGTAAATCCAAATCCACCATTAATAACGTTTGCTCCTGCCACCAATCCATCTTCAATAATTAATTCAACTTCAGCTTGACCATCACCATCGCCATCAACTACAACTGTATCACCATCTTGATATCCAAATCCTGTATTTGTGAGAACAACATCTGCTATTGAAGTAACATAGGATACAGAACCATCATAATTTCCATCTGGACTTGGAACCACTTCCTTTACATTCCCATCAAGATCAGTTTCTGTTGTATTTGGTAAATAATTTTGTCCACTACTTGTAATTACTACTTCATCTATCGAACCATCTTTGATTCTAACAAAACCTCCAGCGCCATAACCATTTTCACAACTATCAAAGAATGATAGTAAAGGTGGTTCTATAAATCCAGAACCTCTACCAGCGATTGCAACACCAATCACTTGACCTAAAGCATTAACAATCGCACTTCCACTTGCACCTTGGCCACCACCACCAAGAAAATCAACTCTTGGTGGGCCACACTTGAGAACATTGGTGCTACAATCTGGTCGAGAGGGCAGTGCTGGAATTGCTCCGTCCAAAGATGGTAAAGATGGTAACTGTGGAATCGCACCGTCAAGTGCATCCAAAAGAGGATTAGCTAGGGAACTTAAACCTATCTTAGGAATCAAATTACTAAAATCATCAGGTGTCGCTTTTCTAATTCCATTTTTTGAAGAATATGAGGTATTCTCTGGGCAGTTTAATTGATCACACTCTAAAATACCTGTGATAATATCAGCAAACTGTATAGATTTTGAAAATGTTTTACTAGGTGATGCAATACCACCACCTTGAATTGAATTTAATTGATCAAATATACTTCCAAGACTTGTATCTAAAATATTATTGATTTGTCCAAACATATCACCTAAGAAGTTTTCAACACCACAAGTAGGCACATCTAAAATTTTTCCAAGCATATTTTCTAAACTCTTCATCAAATAATCACCAAGTTGATCCTGTATCTTTTCAAAATTACAATATATTGTATTCGATAAAGCATTTGTAGCTTCTCCAGTCACACCTTGTAGTGGTTTTGGAACTTTGTCTTTAAAAGTTGTAGATAATTTATCTAAAGTTTCTCCTATTACATATGAACGACCACGACGAACTAACTTAGTCATTGAGTTTTGAATTCGATTTGATGTTAATTTTAACTCTGCTTGAATATCAACCACACCACCATAGAGAGGATTGACAAAAACATCCGAGGAACTTAACTTCTTAAAATTTTGCGTCTTTCGAGAAAACTCTTTCATTTCATTAGTTATCTTTGATATCTCATTATCTTCACATGCAGTAGAGCTATCCATCTCAAACTCTGTCTGATGATTGACATTAGTTTCTGCAACAGTTTCATCAGATTCATTTACAACATTGCCTTCCCACTGACCATTACCACCACTACTACCACTTCCATCACCATTATCACTTCCTCCCTTACCTGTAACTGACCTTTGATGATCACCAGCAGTTGCTCTTACATCTGGTGGTGTATATGGAACAAAACAAGTTTGTTTCTTTGCGTTGAACTGGGAGTTTTTTAATCCATCTTTGATATAACTTTGTTTAAATAGAGTTCCAAAAATTATAGGTTGTTGAGCATCTTCACCATCAAGAAAAAATCCAACAACAACTTCCCCACCATGATATTTCATGGATGAACCAAGTCCTCCAGTGGTTGACATATTAGGTGGTAAAAGAACGTGCGCTAGTGGTAGTTGGTCATCAGGTAATTCATCACCACATCCATGATATCCAACAATACGAACACGACATCGATGTGAGTAAATGGGTTCACCATTTTCTGCGTTTTTCTTCTCTAAAAGATTATCCCACTTTCCTTTCTTCGGATCGGTAACTTGACCGATCCACCACTGCATTGGGTCTTTCCCTATAAAATCAGTTGTCTCTTTATACATCTAATTAATCATCATAGATTAGGCATTCAGGCTCATCTGGATGCATGTCACAAAATAGTTCTAAAGCATTTGGGTCATGATGATCGCCTGCTTCGATTTCTTCTTTGTGATGTTCGACATACTCTTCGAGTTCATGTAACTCTTCCTTTGCATGTCTTCTTGCTGCTGGATTGGCCTGTGGGTCGTCAGCAATCTTTTTATCGTATTCAATGTGGTCTTCGATTGATTTCATTTGATTCTCCTGTTTCTTTTATTTAAGCGGTAAAGGCATCACGAATTAAAGTTAGTTGGGTTTCTCCACTTCCACCACCGATTAGGTGTCTTAATTCAGATATTAGATACTCTCCACTTGGATCATTAGTTTTATCACTTCCATACTCATCGGTTGAACCTTCACCCTCTTCATTTTTGAGAGGAAACTTGACATCAACCTTTATACCAGCTCTCAGAGTAGTGTTCAATGGAACTGATATTTGTAAAGTTTGTGAAAATAGTAAACTAGTTCTAGTATAAGATTTATTTTTATACACGTCAAGTTCGCTATTAGGTTTTGTATCTTTCTTTTCTGAACCTTTTTGCGAGACTCCAACATCACTAACTTTAAGCATTAGTCGAGATGGATGTTTTTCAATGTCCTTTAAAAATTTAAGATCCTTTTTTTTATCTATTTGATTGATATCAAAATCAACTTCTTTAAGTGTATGATTTTCAATATTAATATAAAGTGTTCGATTCGCATACATTCCCATTCTTAAATTAGTACCAATATCATTTGTTTGATTTAAATTATTTTGTAAAATTTTGTTTCCCTCAATGGGTCTATCAGCCTGTTGATATGGGACAGCTTCTTGTTTTAGTAAACTCTCAATTGATCTAAAATGATAACCCTCTATGGTTTCATAAAATAAAAAACCAAAATTCTTAGTGGATGATTGTGCTTTTGAACATAACCATTGAATTGTATCAAAAGGTCTTTTTAAATTACCAACAAATGAATAGGAATTAGCAGCGTCATCACTATCTAAGTTTTTCTTTGTTTTTAATCCTAGATATCCAGTTGACTCATCCCCTTTAAGTATTGTTTTCACTGTTTGAGTTACGTTACCAGTGAACTTTTTATTCACTCTTGCGGTTTCATTTATAAGTGCATCAACTGAAACAAACTCTAAAGTTGCAACCTGTTTATTACTTTCTGTCACCATGTTTCTGACAGAATTTAACATTAACTTATGTTCTGTGGATTTAATTTCAAACTTATCTTCCTCACCATCTAAAACAGTTACGTCAATATACTCACCACCAGTTATCCCCTTTCGACCTAACACTTGGTCAACGTCAATAAAGGTAATTGTCATTGATATGGTAGTGTTTTGAAGAGATTCATAATAATCAATAGCAGCGACACCTTTGACAATATCATAGGGTTCCTGTAATGAAGACATCTCATCATCATTTGGCAACAACGTGCATTTTTTAATTAGATACTTCTTTTCTGACATTATGATAATCTTCTAAGAACTTCTGGAGGCAAACCTTTTGATTGTGGCGAGATAGATATGTATGGATTTGATGTAAGTTGAACAAACTTTACATCACTCTTAGCGAGTTTTATCGTTGCTTCAGAAGTTTGTGATGTGTTTCTTGGAACGATTACACCTTGATTCTGGTCAATATTCCCTGCATCTGTAGTGGATTGAACTATTCTATCAACTCTAGCGTTTGTATCATCTAATAAAGATAAATCTTTATCTTGTTTTTGAACTTGAATATTGACATTCTCTTTTACAGGTTCAACTTTGTTCACTGCATGTTTTTCTATAATCTTTACCATCTCATCTTTATCATATTGTTTTCTTTCTGGCAGAGCCTTATACTCATTGTATCCTTCCGCAGTAACCTCCTCACCAAGAATATAAGTTTTACCTGTTTTCATGTCAAATCTAGTTTGACCCTCAAATTTTGAGCTGATGGTTGTTACGCCATCTTTTTCACTGGATGAAAATTCATAACTTCCCTCTTTAAATTCTCCTTTAACGTTAATATCATTAGACTCAGACTCTACCTCTTCCTCTTCAACCAAGTCTTTTTCTTTCATGGTGTCAGCCATTCCAGTCTCTACAGTAGGGTCTGTAATACCAACATTAGAATCTGAGACTGCACCGCCTCCACCACCACCTTTTCCGCTTAATGCATTGGAAATAAAGTTACCTATACCCACTATAGCTGCACCAACTCCAGTAAAGAGTGCAGACCCAGCCAGAGCCTTTCCAACAAAAGGAATTTTAGCGACTAGACCAGTGATGACTTTACCGATAAGTGCTGCAAGTTTTACGAAACCACCCTTTAAAGCAGTTCCAATAATGGGTATTAGTTTTGTCTTTGCAAGAAGTAGTAATTTTGGTAGAAGAACTGGGCCGATATACTTGAGTGCAAACGCACTGATTCCTAATGTCGCTAGTCCTTTTAGAAGACCGCCAAGAAAACCACCACCACCTTTTTGTTCCTCAGCTGGTTTGCCTGGATCACCTTTTGGGCCTGTGTCTCCTTTAAGAGCTCTTTCAAGCATACTTTGTTTCTGTTCTTTATCCTCTTGTTCTAACTTTTTATCTTCCGCAGCATCTTTCTCAGCTTTTTTCTCTATGATTATATAATTTGCAATATCTCTAATCTTTGTTTCCATTGCCTCGATTGAGACAGATAGACTTTGAATAATTAACTTTTGATTATTGATGATACCTAAATTTGAACTTGACTGTGATAAGGCACGATTAGCCACTCTGTCAACTGAATCGACTCTTTCAAAGAAACTACCTACGTTTATCTTTGAACTAGGTTGTTCTAATTCTTCTTCATCCATACCTTCCAGTTCCCTGTCTTTGTTGGTTCTTTAGATTTTGCTCTTCAATATAATTCTGGAGAAGAGTTACATAAATGTCTCTCTCCCAAGGCATCATATTTTCTAGTTCCGTCAAGCTATATTTATGGTATTGCATGAGAGCAAAATTGATACGGTAGTAGGATTCAAGATCCTCTCTTGCAATACTTAGGCGAAAAAATCGGCTAGACCCTCCAGAACGACACTACCTTTTTCTTTTGTGTTTGGATTCACGACTTCAATCGTGTGAGATAGTTTAGGCATGGTTGCAAAAAACTTCTCAACTGCCTTATATTGTTTCGAGTTCAATTGATTTACAAAGTCAAGTCTCTCATCTGGAGTGTAGTCATTGGCATCCCATGCGTCCTCACCACTGTAAATTAC